ACTTCAAGAAGGAGTCGATTTGCGCTGCTAAGTGCTTTTCCTGTAGCAGAAAACCAGTCTGCCGATACAGAAATCGAATGAATTACAACCAATAACGGACAATTTGACGAATTGTCTTCATATACGATTTCTGCTCTATTTTGTCCTTTCTCTGTCACAATACGACCTGCTATTTCCCCTATGTTTATTTTTTTCGCCGTTTCTAAATCAAACGGAATTGTTGCTGTTCTCTGTTCCATGATCTTATTTGCTTTTATTAGTTCCTAAAAGATGCTCATTTCCTTGGTATGGGATACACTCTTTGTATCTCAAACCTCCCAAGCATTCATATTTATATTCTTCTTCTCTTACTCTGGCAAATAAGTGTAGATTCCAATTTCCCAAATTGCTCGCTCTCACCAAGACTTGATCGAATGGCTTAAAATCGTATTTCTTTTGTCCGTCAAGTAAATATTCGTACTTACTTAGATATTGTTTTATTATTCCTGCTTTTTTAAGGTTTTCTGTATTAGCAATTCTTTCAGCAAAAGATTTTTTCTCTTCCTCTGTGGCTAATCTAACATACTTGGATTTATCCTCACTACACACACTTGTCCATATTGGAACTTCTTCAGATGTAATCTCGCCATATGCCGATATACCATATATGCATCCCATATCTCCTTCTCTATTAATAATACCATTATATATAAATGGGTTCCCAAGCGTGCTTATTAATACATCTCCTTTCTTAAAATACGCTCCAGCCTCTACTTCCAATTCCAGAACGTTGTTGAAAAAAGTACGACCTTCTGTATCGGCATATATAGCACTTATCCCAGATTCATCTTTTTTTACAAAAAGTAAATTATAACGATCTGCACAGTCTTTTGACTCATATACAAATTCTATTTTAATATTACCAATTAATACTGAACCTTCTATTTCTCCGCTTTTAATTTTTCTCGCCGTATTTAAATCAAACGGAACAATAATTGGATTTTCCATATCTTTTTATTTTTAATTATGTAATCAATAAAACAAGATGGGTTACTTAAACCCATCCCAGTTGTTTTGCAATACTTTCCATCTCGCTATACGCAATACGATGACACCCGGCCGTCAGTATATCGTTTTCATACCGGTTTATGCTCCACTTATTGCCATCCACATCCTCTACCAGGCCATGCCGGAACTGGCCTCCCCGGTGCAACAGTGACACAACCTGCCATATTCTTCTGGCTTCCCCTATCCCGATTTTTATTTCCTTGCTTGTTTCAATAATCCCTCCTTTTATACGCATCCAAACATTTGGTTTATTATAAGAAGTAAGACTACACGCATGCAAGAAATCAAGTTCTCCTGACTTCCATTTTTCTAATTTTTCATAGAAATCCCTACTACGTTCTTCTTCCAGCTCTTTCAGTTTCCTTAACTTTTCAACCTCTTGTACTTCTCTACTTATTCTATGTTTTTCAACTCTTTCCCGATATTTCAACCAAGTTCCTTCACCACAAACTTCATCCACAATCACAATAACGGTTCCAAGGACTTCCAGTGCTTGATGATTCAACAATATCTGGAAAATACGTTTCAATTCACGGACATGTTCACGTTTAATCTTATCTGATTTCCATGATAATTCATGGTTAGTTCCAAGCCATTCGTTTGCACTCTTTTTAAGAAGACGCTGAGGGGTTCCCATATCGAAGAACTCAATATAACCCATCAGATTTTTAAAAGCTCCCCAAATATCTCGATAGGACAATTCGGCTCTTGCTTTTTTGTATTTTTCAATAGCATCTTTAATGGATTCCAACATATTGGTAACAAAGATCATGTTACCGATACAATATGATATATTACATTCAACATAGAACATCTTTGAGCCAGTTGGTATTGCTTCACGAACATAATATTGATGCTTGCTTGTAGCAGAAGAATAATATGTATCATTAATCAAATACGCCTTTTCTCCACGCTTGTTTCGCACGATTCTTCCAACCTCGAAATGTCTTCCATAGGAGTAAATACTTTCTCCTTCAAAATAGAAGTTACTACCATTTGCAGATTCTTGCTTTTCGTTTGCCCACAAGTGAGCGACCATTGAATTGTTCATATAAATATCTTTTTAATTGTTTAACTTACCTCTATTATATGATTCTCTTTGTTCATATTTTTCAATACGTTCGGTTATCATATCGCAGAACACTTGCCCTTCTTTTTCGGAACCTCTGAAGTAGCCAATCATCTTCAGGATATTCCCGTTAAACTCATGGACAAACTTGTTGTAATAATGCTCGCCCATTACCCGTCCGTATTTTTCCATGAACAAATCCTTGTCCAACGACTCATCCTTGAAGCAGCGGTTGTAATCCCATCTTACGATACGAAATAATGTTTCAAAATTCAATCTTTCCATATCCTGTATTTTATTTAAGTTCAAACTTGATGCCTTCCGGCAACTGAGAGCGGTCTACCTTATTCACAAAATCATCAAATTCTTCTTGTGTGATTTCCCCTCCATAACCGTTCCAGTTGAAAGACAAAGTGTTTATGTGAGGATAATATATAGCATTATCGGTAGACAACCCATAATCAAACACACAAAGCATTATCTTCTTTTCTGCTTCTGCTTGTCTGATTCTCTTATCGTATCGCTCACAAATTTCAGCACGTTTTTTCGACATCTCTGCCTTATGAGCCTCTTCCCTACGTTTTTCGATATTTTCTGCGGAATAATACCCGGCTTTAATGCGCTCTTCAACAAGCAAACGTTCCTCGTCCGTTAATATCAAAGTAAACCTTTCCTTTTCCGGTGTATACGGATTTACCCATTTCTTGCCACACAGGTCTTCAAGTTCAACAAGAAGCTCGTCTGAT